AGCATCTTGCAATTAAGGAGAAACGACCCGACCTAGATATAAGGTTCTGTTTTCAAAATAGCAGAACCAAACTATCTAAAGCCAAGAACTCTATCTCTTATGCCAAGTGGTGTGAGAGACATGGGTTCCAATACTGCGACAAATTTATTCCTGATGATTGGTATGCCTAGTTATCCTTTACCACCAAACCCAAAAGCAGGGTGTCTTATGTTTGATGATTACAAAAAAATGTGGATAGTTTTTAATGGCGAAGAGTGGGTTGAAGTTGACCTTAAAGAACACAAATGTAATCTTAATGAAAAGTCAATACAAGAATAAGATAGTCTGCCCTGAGTGTGGCAAGAAAAACTGTGCTGTTTTTGATGATGGACACCATCATTGCTTCACAATGGATTGTGGATACACCTACTACCCAAACAAAAAAGAAAAAAAAGTGACCACCAAAATCATTCCAATATACAAACCAAACCCAAAGTTATTAAAGGTAACACCGATTGCTTTACCTAAACGTGGAATCACTAAAGAGACTTCAGAACTATTTGGTTATGGTATGTCTGAATACAGAGGACAGCCAGTACAGGTAGCTACATATAAAGATCAGAAAGGTAATGATGTTGCACAGCATATAAGATTCCAGGACAAGAAGTTTATATGGATAGGAGATATGTCGAAGGTACAGCTATGGGGTCAGCATTTATGGAGACAGCATGGAGGTAATGGTTCTGTCTTCTTAACTGTATGTGAAGGAGAAATAGATTGCATGAGTGCTAGTCAGATACAGGGTAATAAGTTTCCATGTGTATCTATACCTTCGGGTGTTCAATCAGCAGCCAAGTACTTAGCAGCTAACTACAAATGGCTTGATAGTTTTTGTCGTATTGTTATTTGTTTTGATAATGATGTGGCAGGTATGAAAGCAGCAGATAAATGTATGGAGGTATTACCAAGAGGAAAGGCAGCCATAGCAAGACTAGATCGTAATGACGTAAACGATCATCTTGTATTAGGAGAAGAAGAGCTAGTTAAAGATAGGTTATGGAAAGCTAGACCAGTAAGACCTGACTCTCTTATCAATGCAGCAGACGCTTGGGATTTGTTTACCAAAGAAACAAGTAAACCTGTATCAGACTTTCCATTTCCAAAGCTGAACGAATACACAAGAGGTTTGTTTCCTAGTCAGATATTTACAGTAGCTAGTGCTAGTGGTGCTGGTAAGTCCACGATATGTAGAGAACTATGCCATCACTTTCTCAAAAGAAACCTCAAGGTTGGTTACATTGGTTTAGAAGAATCAGTGCAAAGAACTCTTCAAGGTCTTGTAGGTATTGACTTGAACATTCCTTTGCACTTAAATGAAGATGGCATAACTAAAAATGATCTGCGGATTGCGTTTGATAACCTCACATCAACACGCAATCTTTTTTTATACAATCACTTCGGTAGTCTTGAACCTGATGTATTGCTTGAACAGATAAGATATTTGGCTACTGTTGATGGAGTAAAGGTAGTCATACTAGATCACATAAGCATAGTCTTGTCTGGTCTTGAATTAGATAATGAACGCAAAGCAATAGATATAATAATGACCAAGCTAAGAAGTTTAAGTGAAGCAACTGGTATAGCTATTGTATTGGTCAGCCATCTACGCAGACCACAAGGACAATCACATGAGTCGGGCAGAGAGGTGGATACATCAGACTTGAGAGGTAGCCATAGTCTTTTACAACTATCAGATGTTGTAATGTCAGCTTCTAGAAATCAGACAGGAGATGCTAGTGAAAGACAAAGACTACAGCTAAAGGTATTGAAGTCTAGGCATACTGGTATGACAGGAGAAGTGGATAAATTATTGTACGACCAGAAAACAGGTCGGCTTGTTGTATATGAGGATTTTATTTAGCTATGACTTTACTTATTGATGCTGATTGGTTGATCTATAATTCTTGCTGTGCCTGTGAGCAAGACACAAGATGGAATGATTGGGAGCATACTCTTCACTCTGATGAAAGAGACATACTTAATCTGATAGAGAACAGACTAGATGTTTATAGAACTATTGCTGACAGCAAACATGACATAGTTATGTGTTTTACTTCTTACCCTACATTTCGACATGAGATATTCCCTGAGTACAAGATCAACAGGATAGGTAAACGTAAACCACTTGCACTCAAGAGTGTTATCAAAGAGGTAAAAGAAAGATATGAAACTGTTGCCTATGAAAACTTAGAAGGAGATGACGTACTTGGTTTGCTTGCTACCAATGGCAGATACAAAGACCCGATAATAGTTTCAGTTGATAAAGATATGAGAACACTACCATGCAAACTTATAGCTGATGATTCGATAGAACATATTACTAATAAGAAAGCAAACAGGCATTGGTTTGAGATGTCGTTAGCTGGTGACGCTGGTGATGGGATACTAGGTATCAAAGGTATGGGTATGGTTACTGCTTCAAAGACTTTAGCCAATACACCTGATACTAAAGAAGCACTATGGTCTAAGGTACAGGAGACATATACTAAGAAAGGTTACACGATTGCTGATGCTATCTTGAACGCAAGACTCACAAGGATATTAAGAGAAGGAGATTATGATTACAATACAGGTGAAGTAAAACTTTGGAACCCATAAAGAAAACCCCAAGAGGAACCACACCCTTGAGGTTTTCTTAGCGTTGCAACAAGGTAACCACTCCTTGTTACTTTCACATTAACATATAATATAGAGATAGCTCTTTAATTTTTGTGTCTTTACCAGTAATTACTGACGAACTTATACAAGCTTTAGATGCTGTGTTTCCTAACAGATGCCCAGACTTATCTTTTTCTGATCGTGAAGTGTGGTATCGTGCAGGGCAGAGGTCTGTTGTTGACTATCTAATCGAACAGCAACTAAGACAAAAAGAAACTATGTTAACTAACAGAGTCCTGGAGAACTAGCTATGTGTCTTGGTGGCGGTGGCGGTAGAATGTCTGCACCCAAACGTGAATATCAGAACAGACCTGTAACTGTAAGTGGTGAACAGACAGGAGTTAATGACCCTAAAGATACAGCAAAAGCAACAGAGACTTTGAAGATAAAGAGACAGAAAGAAGAAGGAACTTATGTAGACCCTAACCTTACAACTGCTGAGAAACTTACAAGAAGTGGAGGTGGTAATAAAACTGCACAACAAAAAGCCAACCTTGCTAGAAATAGACAGAAGGCAAAAGATATGGCTCGTGCTAGATTAAAAAGCAAATACTCTAAAGGTATTACAGGTAGAAAATCTAAATCAAGGACAGCTTAATTATGTGTTTAGGAAGAAGACCATCACCACCACCATTGCCAGACCCAGAACCAGTTGATTCTGCGATAGAAGCAACTGCAACAAAGGTTGCTATCGGTGACGATAGGACTATGGGTCAACCTAAAACTAAAAAGAAAAAAACAGGGCAGAAAGTTGCAGGTGGAAAGATAGCTAGAGCTATAGCACCGAAACGATTAGGTACTAGATCATTACAGATTCCTTTACTTACTAATAGTTCAAATGTTAGTAACCTAAATTATTCATAAAATGGAATACTCCGCACAAGGAACGACAGCAGCAGGTAGATATGAAGCACTTGTCAGTAGCAGGTCTGTCTATGATAGAGAAGCAAAAGAATCTTCTAAGCTAACCATACCTAGTCTCATACCAGAACAGACATCAGGTACAAGAGCAAGAATAAAAACACCCTTTCAGGCAACAGGAAGTCGTGGAGTAAATTCTTTATCAAATAAATTATTAATGACTTTGCTGCCACCAAGCACAGCATTTTTTAAATTAGAAATAGATGACCTTGAAATAAAAAAGCAAGGACAGGAAGCACTACAGAGTGAGATAGATAAAGGACTACGCACAATAGAAAATGCCTTAATGAACCAGATAGAAATATCTAACGATAGAGTTGCCATGTTTGAAGCACTCAAGCATCTTGTGGTATCAGGTAATGTCTTGTTATATCTGACAGATAAAGGACTCAAAGTATATCCATTATCTAAGTTTGTCTGCAAGCGTGATGAAGTTGGTAATGTTTTAGAAATACTAATCAAAGAAACTGTACACCCACAAGCTCTACCTCTTGAGTTCTTAGAACAGATCAAGAAGAAAGAGAACTATGACGCAGAAACAATGAAGGGTGATTTGGATATATATACATCTATCAAAAGAATGAATGATGACTTCTTCTGGTTTCAAGAATGTAAAGGAGAAAAGATACCAGGCACAGATGGCAGATCAAAAGTAGATGTTACTCCTTTTATTCCTCTTAGATTTATCAGAGTTGATGGCGAAGATTATGGTAGAGGATATGTAGAAGAATATAGAGGAGACTTGATTAGTCTTGAGTCTTTGATGCAAGCAATAATCGAAGGTGCTGCTGCCAGTGCCAAGACTTTATTTCTTGTTAATCCCAATGGAATCACAAGGGCAGCAACTATAGCTAAAGCTCCTAATGGAGCTATCCGAGAAGGTACAGCAGCAGATATTTCTGTCATGCAGGTTGGCAAGAGTGCAGACTTTTCTGTTGCTTTTAGTGCAATACAAAGAATAGAAGCAAGACTTGAGTTTGCTTTCTTAATGGCAAGATCAGTACAACGTGACGCAGAAAGAGTAACAGCAGCAGAGATAAATCTTATGGCACAAGAGCTAGAGAATAGTTTAGGTGGTATCTATAGTATCTTGACCCAAGAGTTTCAACTGCCATATTTAAGAAGACGTATGCACTTATTAGTAAGACAAGGTAAAGTTCCCAAGCTGCCTGATGAATTGGTTAAACCTAAGATAGTGACAGGACTTCAAGGACTTGGTAGAGGTAATGATAGAAACAAACTGATTGAATTTATAACAACTGTAGCTCAAGCTTTAGGACCAGATGTGATGAGACAGTACGTCAATGTAGATGAAGCAGTAAAAAGACTAGCTACCAGTATCGGTATAGATACTGCTAACCTAGTAAAAACACAGGAAGAAATCCAAGCAGAACAACAGGCTGCTGCACAGCAACAGCTTATTCAAAGTCTTGGACCAGCAGCTTTAGGTTCACGTTTACTTGACCCTAAAGTAAATGCAGAAGCAGGTTTAGCTGATGCACAGGCACAACAACTACAACAACAAGGAGGAACCTCTGATGCCAACCAAGAAGTCCAGTAGGAAAAGAGATGAAGATGGAAAGTTTGTCTCTGAAAAAGCTGTCGTAAGTCGTGTAGGTGAGTACGAAGAAAACCCTGTACCAGAGAAGACAGGTGATGTCACTACTAGACATGGCAGTACAATTCACTATAGTTAAAAGAAAACCACTATGACTTCATCACAAGTAAATGTGTCTGAGACACCACCAATGTCTGCTGAAGATTTACAGACTTTAGCTAAAAATGAAACTGATGAAAATGGTCTTATTCTTGGCAAGTTTAAATCTGTTGAAGATTTAGCTGCAAGCTACAAAGAACTAGAAGGCAAGCTTGGAACTGTTACAGAAGAAGACCAGGTATCTGATTCAACAGAAGAAACTACAGGAGTTCCAGAAGGTTATGAAGATTACTACCAAGAAGATGGAACTGTAGATTACAACTCTGTAAATGAAAACTATGGAGAAATTTTAGGAGAGATATTTAAAGAGAACAACATTGACCCATACAAGATCAGTGCTGAGTTTCATAAGAACGAAGGAGAGATACCAGAAGAAATGTATCAATCTCTATTAGATGCAGGTCTATCTAAAAATGCTGTTGATACATACCTTACTGGTAGGGCAGTAGAGAGTGGATATACAGAAGACGGAGAAGGTGCAGCAGAAGAACTAGCACAGGAGGAAGTAAAAGGTATCAGAGATTCTATAGGTGGAGATGAAGCTTATGGCAAGATGGTTAGTTGGGCTTTAGAAAATCTATCTAAGCCAGAGATAGAAGCTTTCAATGAAGCAACAAACACAATGTCTGGTCCACAACTTAGTATGATGGTACAAGGACTATATACTAGGTATCAAAACGCTATGGGAGTTGAACCAAGCTTATACTCTGGAAGACCTGCTTCCAGTGGACCTACACCTTACAGGTCAACAGCAGAGGTGGTAGCTGCTATGTCTGACCCTCGTTACGGAAAAGATGTTACATACACCGAAGACGTGCAAAGACGTTTAGGTGGTAGTGATGTATTTGGCTAATGACTAAATTATGTGCTAGAGGTAAGGCAGCAGCAAAGCGTAAGTTCAAAGTCTATCCTTCTGCTTACGCTAATGCTTATGCTGTCAAAGTCTGTAAAGGACAAGTCAAGGTTGGCGGTGTAAAACGAGTAGCTAGTGGCTACACAAGAAAATCATTAAGAGTTGCGTAATGGCAAAACTAACACCCAAACAGATAGTTACTCTCAATAAACATTCAAAACATCATACCAAGAAGCACATGGACTTGATGAAAAAACTTATGCGTGAGGGTTCTTCATTCAAAGCTGCACATACAGCAGCACAGAAACAAGTAGGCAAATGAGTTTACGCAGATGGTTCAAGGAGGAATGGGTAGACGTTAAGACAGGCAAACCTTGTGGTCGCCAGAAAGGAGAGAAGCGTAAAGGCTACCCTGCCTGTAGACCCTCAAAGCGAATTAGTAAAGATACTCCAAAGACCACAAAAGAAATGACTAGCGGAGAAACAAGGAGATTTAAAGCAAGCAAGACAAGTTCAAAGAAGATAGCTTATCAGCACAGACGTAAGAAAAATAATCGCAATAGTTTAAAGATTGCGTAATAGTGTTATATTTTAAATAGCTTACATTTTTTATGTCTAAGGGTGTATCAATGACTAAGGCAGATAAAGACCCCACAGGTGGTCTTACTGCTAGAGGTCGGAGAAAATACAACCGAGCAACAGGTGGAAACTTGCAAGCTCCTGTTACTAAAAGGACAGGTCTTTCACCTAGACAGAAAGCAAGAAGAAAATCTTTTTGTGCAAGAATGTCGAAGGTAAAAGGACCATTAAAAAAAGATGGCAAGCTAACTCGCAAAGCTCTTGCATTACGCAAGTGGAATTGTGGGTCTGTATAAATTAACAGAGTAGAAATCTAAATATCCTTGTGCCTGATGCGTCAGATACCACTTGAGAGAAAGGATTGAAACGAAGTTAGTTTCTCAAATTTAAACATTAATCAAGGAGTTTGAAATGGCTAACGCCACGACAAGTAGACTTGGTTTGGTGAATAATACAGGAACAGACTTTGACGCTTTGTTTCTGAAAGTGTTTTCTGGTGAAGTGCTTACAGCTTTTGCTAGAAACAATATCTTTAACGAGCAACTTCATTCAGTTCGTACTATCACAAGTGGTAAGTCAGCACAGTTTCCAGTATTAGGAACTGCTACTGCTGCATACCATACAGTAGGAACTCCTCTTGTTGGTGCTAACCAAATCAAGGCAAACGAAAAGATTATCAACATTGATGATCT